TTAAACGGCGATGACGATCCACTTCTCCCTGCGCTCGTCATGATAGAGCTCCGTCATCTTCGCTGAACTGTGTCCCAGCAATTCCTGAGTGTTGATCCCCTGTGCTTTATACAAGCGCTCGGAAAGGGAACGTTGTTCGTGAAATGTCGGCGGGGTTTTACCCTTTTCAATTTTAATTTTTGCGCAATCCCGGGCTTCCGCGAATCGTTGAGTTAATGACCCTTCTGCCACTGGTGAACCCAGCGCCGAACCGCCGATGACTGTTGAGTTATGGACAAGATGTTTACTCAGCACACGGTCGCGACATTTGTTGATCACATCACGAACACTCATGTTGATGGCGTCACATCGCAACGAGAGGGGGATCGCTATCCGTATTTTTCCTTTACCTTTTCCCTGGACTACATGAAGCATGTCATCCCAGATATCAGAGAATTTCATTTTTACTATGTCGCCACGCCGCTGGCCGGTAACAACAGCGAGCAGCATTGCATTGCAGATGTACGGTGACCTACGTTCTGCTTCGTGATAGATCGCCCACCAGTTCTCGAGCGTGAGTCGCTGTCTGGAGACTTCATCCAGTGGTTTACGGGTGGCCAGAGCCGGATTAAAACCGGGTGGAACCTCTCCAGCAAACTGTGCTTCCTTAAACATATCGATCCAAGCGGCTCGCATGACCTGTGCCATTCTTGTTTTATTTGCATCGACATATTCGTTTATCAATGCAGCCATCTCACGTGCGCCGAACTCTTTGAGCAATGTGTTTTGAGAACGAGCCGAGAGAAGTTCAGCACATGCTTTGCGCCCCCTGGCAGTAGATGATGCAAGCTCTTTTCGCTGCACACGTCGGTCAAGGATGGCTTTATATTCTTTCACCCATTGCTTTAATCGCATGTTCTGAGCATTTGGTTCGGCTTTTTGTTTCGCAATATCTATCAGGGCGAAAGATTGAGAAGTTAATTGCTCAGCCGTAATGCGATTCATTTCAAGTGCCGCTGCATGCGCGGCATCTGAATCCGTACCAAAACCAATAAACTCCCCCGTAATGGGGTGACGATATTGCCAGTACGTTTTGTTGTTTCGCTTATCCAATTTGCAATACAAGTTCGGTGTTGAAATGTTGTATTTACGGGGTCTTGCTGCCATTAAGTGCTTTCTCCACTAAAGTGCGGGCGCTGGCCGGAAGATGGTTCGATATTTCGACCCGATCAACCATACCAATAAACCTGGCTTCCTCATCAACAACCCATCGGCGACCTTGCTTAACCGCTGGCGGATATGTCTGCCGGGTTTTCGCGATACGATGAAGGGTGGCTTTGCAGGGAGGTTCCTTGAAGCCATTTGGTCCTGCCGCCCATTCCGCTAAAGAAACTAATTGGCCCATACGCTTTTTCTCCACACGTTTAGTTATAGCCGGCTGCACACCGGTTTACTGACTGACCCGAAATCGGCCGTAATATTTCCCAGCTCGCCACCAGAGCATTTTCTCCCCCGGCGGCATTGCTGGCGCAAACTCAACTGGGACAAACCACAGATTCAGCATTCTTTTCACAAAAAACTGCCTGACGAAATGCGAACGGGTTGTCTCAGTCATGGCTTCTTTCCCTCTGTTCGATTACTTCCAAACCCAGCTTTAAAGCCAGCGCATGTTCTGCTCTGGCGCCCGCGCTGAACTGCCATCCTGTCAGCAGGTAAATAGCATCTGCGCGCTGGAGCATAGTCAGGCCGACGGCCATGTAATCAGCCTCTGTCAGACCGTCCGGCAGAATCGCCGGATTCAGCGGGACATGCTTCTCGAATGACAGGTTGATCGCCGCTTGTTGGAAGGCGGGACGATTGAAATGCGGCAGGCCGGTCATCGGCCCGACGATGTAGACTTTCATGGCTACTCTCCTGCTGGCGCTACACGTTTGAATTCGATCACCCAGACCCACGGGTTCGCATCCCAACTTCCCTCGCCGTAAATAGATTCCCATAGCGTTTGGAAATTAACGCGGTGAGATGTGCAACCGAACTGTGCTGCACCCTCTGCCCGGATATCTTCATTACTGATATCGTTCAACCGCTCAACGCGAACGCCGGTGATCAGCAGGTCGATACGTGATGCCCAGCGCGGCATATGGATGGATGGCCGCCAGTTATAGCCGCGAACGTCCGCATCACAGTCTGCAAGTCTGTCAGTGGCAAGATATCTAACCTCTTGATAGGTTCCAGTTAGCGATGGTTTTTCTGGTTCGTAACTGCCGCAAGCTAAGGTTGCGAACGCCTCACGCACCCAGAGCTGATCGCCTGGCTGACCGAGTGGGCAAACATGTTCCCTACCGTGGCCATCTTCAGTTCCGGATTTGACGAGCACTGATTTGCGAACGCCGGAAGAAGGTTGCGGCTTCATAACTCGGCGTGTCTGCGTCTTACGACCGCTGAGAATTGCTTTCACCATCTCAGCGTTGAATAAAATAGGGCGCTCTTTCATGATCAGCCAACCCTCGTCGCTGTGCGCAGTACCTGATAAATCTGGTGCGCGATAGTGCGTTCATTACCCACAGGGCAGGCTTTGAAATATTCATAAGCAGCGGTAACCGCCACCTGGTGCTTTTCCAGAAAATCAGATTTTAGGCGCGCTATTTCTTGAAGCTCTTCGGCGATGCTGCGCAACCACACGCTGTATGGTCCGTCTTCAGTATCGTGAACAGAAACCAAGAACCAACCTTCACCCGTCGGTGGCGTTGGGTTCCACGCAGAAACATCAGCTTCGCCTGCTTCATAGGCAGCCTGAATATCGTCAGCTGCTGGATCGGCATCAAGTGACAGGGTATAAACTTCGACGGCCTGAGATTTTGCCCACGCTTCAAATTCGCCTGGCGCTGGGTATTCGTTACCGTTGGCCGGTTCGAAGAAATCAGGGTGAGTCCAATATCCCAAGTTATCGGCATTGCGTTCTGGTGTGACCGGTTGAATAAGTTTCATGGCTGCATTCCTAAATAAGTGATTTCCAGATTTCGGCGTGAGCGAATCCCTTGCCAGTGATGGCAATTAGATCTCAGTAATAACGATTCACTAAATGCCCCAGTGGGTCAGGGCATTTAAGGCCGCGCTATCAGGCTTTGAACTCACCGATGAATGTTTCGACTTCAACGTCGGTGAAGTTGGCTTCCAGTAGTTCGCGGAACTCAGTGGCCATCAGTTCTTCAGCTGTTTCCAACTGCACGATCCGCAGAACCAGCACCGGAGCATTGCCGCCGGTCAGTACGCTGTAGCGCAGGCGGAATCGGCGTTCTCCCAGGCCTTCATATGGCACGCACTTAAATTCGAATGCCGCAGGCATGACTTCTTTGCTTTTTGCCTCAACGCTTTCCATCACTGAGCGCTTGGCGCCGAAATCACTGTCTTCATGATCCGCAGAACTGGATGCTTCGATGGTGATTTTTCGCACGCCGCCAATTGCTTTCTTGATGTCCAGCACTTCGCCGTCAGCGGTAAACGCCATCAGGAATTCAGACCAGTCTTCCAGCCACTCGGCCAGATCTTTCTGTGAATTTTTATCGCCGTTGATGTTCAGCAAAGCCTGAAATGGCGCAGTGCGTTTCAGCTTAAGAACCGCGATGTTATCAGCGTGGCCTGGCTCGGCCAGTGTGCCGAGATTAAACACGGTCACCGCCGCCATGTTGTCAGCATTGATGAAACTGCGGACGCCTTCGCCTGCGTAATCTTTGCAGTAGCGGGAGAAATCCTGAATGCTGGCGGTTTCCATCTTCCCGCGGAAGCGGAACCGGCCATCTTGCAGGTTTTCCAGCGAATGAATGCGGACTGATTCTGGCAAGGCAACAGCAGGGCAGTCAGCTGATGACAGGCGTTCTTCCAGTAAGGTGGAGAGGGACATATCCCGGACTTCTTTGATTGCTGATGCGTCTAAAACTTGAGACATAATAATTTCCTTTTATCGGATGGTTAAACGATGCTTATCGCGCGTCACGGAGTTTGCCGTCAGGATCTCCGGCGATGGTGAACAATTGGCCCTGATCTTCCTGCATGATGGTCAGCTTGCCGCCTTTGCCCACGTACATTGGGGTTTCGGTGGTGTCTTCCTCGGAGGTTTTCCCGCGAGGCGTAGGTGCTGAGAACTTCAATTTGTGAGCCAGCATCACGCGTTTTTCTTCCATCGAATTACTGATCCGGGAAACATCAATCTCGATGGTCACTTTGCCTTTACCGCCGTTATTCAGAACACCCAGAGCGGCGGCATTCAGCGCGGCGGCGATTTTGTTTTCGAAAATACCGGCGTCCAGTTCGGAGAGAAACTCCGGGACGTTGGTCATACGACTTTCAGCCATTTGCATTTCCTCAGTTTCACAATGCACTTTGTGAACCATTGATGCGGGCCGAAACCCGCACTATAAAACTCAGGACTTCTTACTAATCACCGGCCAGATAACCACCAGTAAAGCCACAACCAGAAAACCATCGGCGACGGTCGACATAATGCGGCTGGTGAAGTCCACAGCGACGACCAGAAACAAGATCAGACCGGCACCGGCCAGACGAAGTTTGCCGATCATAAGTACTGGTCTAAAGACAGTTGCAGGGACTGGGCGATTTTCTTAAGTGTGGCTTCTTCTTCCTCGCCGATGCCGTCCTGATCGGCGATGTCCAGACACAGGCAAAGGACATCAACAGCATCAGAAGTGCCAGCGACATCAGACAACTCACGATAAGCCTGTGCGTTTGCGCTGCGTGGCGATGCTTCGTAACGGGCGCGAATGTTGCTGCTCATCTGGGCAATTTCGCCAGAGAATGGTGAGAATGCCGGTAAAGCACTGATGGTTTTTTCCAGAACAGCAATTTCTTTCGCGTCGCAGGTGCCGTCGGCATAAGCGATGGCGTAGGCGCCCCAAACAGTTGCTTCAACAGCGTCACGGTTTTCCATCTTTTTCACTTCGGCGACTGCTTTGCGCGCTTTTTTCTTAAACATTCCAAACATGTTCATTTCCTTCTCAGTTGGTTAACTACTCACACACATAGACAAGGGCGGCCGGTAATGCACAGGGCGTGCTGGGTGGGTGCCAGCGGCCCTTGTCTATGTCTGCGAAAAAATTGGCGGTGGTCATGATCAGAACATTATCTTCGCTCCCCCTTGGGTAGGTTGAAGAGTCATGCCACCGCCGAAAGACAACTACACACATCAATTATCGAGGTTCCACGTCGATCTGATTGGGCGGCGGGAGTTGAACCCGCAATCGGGTAGGGAACCCGACCATCACCAGGATGCTTTGCACAACGGGAAGAACACTGGGACTGTGGTCATACTGGGTTTATGGTAAGTGAGTTCATTAACCCCCCAGTGTTCTTGCCGTTGTGCTGCCGATGAGGAAAAGATAAAACACAATTGCGAATCACGCAAGTATTAAATTGCATATTGCGCAATTGTTGGAGCGAAAAAAAACCGCCGTGATAGGCGGTCATTTCTTTCAATGAAGGTTTAGCCGTGGCGCTTGTATGCCTGCGATTGGCTTATCATAACTTTACCAAATACATAGAATCGATGTTGATTAGATTCATCTACTGTCCATTCTCTATATTTGTTGTTATCAGAGATCACCAAGATTTTATCAGGAATCATCTGCAATCTTTTGACGTAAATTTTATCATCAAATCCAAAGACATAAATTCCATCACCATCGAAGTCTGTAACTGATACATCGACAAATATCAAGTCGCCAGGCTCAATAGTGTCAGCCATACTATCGCCGCGCACATTGATTACTTTCACTGTTTCGGGAGGTCTGCTACCGAACATGGCAATAGCCCGCTCGTTGTTATACTCAATGGACCTGATCACATCGATCACATCGCTTCCCTGAATAAATCCACCGCCCGCACTAGCGCTTATATCAAGTATGTCGACTCTGAACACGGCTGTTTCCTTCTGCACCACAGGATTAATTTTACTGTATTCATATACAGTATTCCTGTTTTCAGCCGCAGTAAAGAGATCAGAAACCTCAACGTCTAAAGCTTGAGCAAACTTACTAAGTGATTGTTCAGTAAATGACTTTTGCTTACCTGTCTCAAGGCGAGAAATATTCGCACCGTCAATTCCGACAGCGTCAGCCAGATCACTAATTTTCATTCCCTTCGCCAGGCGAAGTTCTCTTATGCGTTTTCCTATGTTCATGCGCCTATTACAAGTTGTTTTTGCGTCATATGCAAAGCGACTTGCGCAATTCGTAACTACTCTTTAATATGCGAATTGCGCAATTATAGGAGGTTTTATGCAATCACCATTACGAAGCTTGCGTACATCGCAAGGCCACACGCTTTCTCATGTAGCGAAGCTGATTGAAATCGACCCTGCGAATTTAAGCCGGATTGAAAGAGGTCAGCAAATGGCGTCCCTCGAAGTAGCTGAAAGATTAGTGAAATTTTATGAAGGTCAGATTAACGAGCTTCAAATTTTATACCCCCACCGCTACCCAGACTTTGTTTCATCTGGAAAGACTAACACCACTGGCGCTCAGCCATAACTACCAAAGGGAAAACAACATGGTAGACCTGAAATCAGTAGTTAAAGCGATGTGCAAAGCCTATCCCGGTGGTCGGTCTGCAATGGCTGGCGCTCTGGGCATGTCGGAAGCAGGGTTCAACAACAACCTATATGAAAAAAACGGTTGCCGGTTTTTCGAAATTGCCGAGCTGGAAGCAATGGAAGACATCAGCGGAACCAGTTACCTGGCGGAGTACTTTTCACAGCGCCGCGGCGGGCTCTTCGTGGACATCCCTCAATTGGATGAATTGGATCAGGTAGAGCTGTTCAGTAAGAGCATGCGTACAGCGGCACACCGTGGCCACGTTGACATGATTATTCAGGCGGCGCTGGAAGACGGCGTGATTGATGAAGCTGAAGCCGCAGAAATTATGAAATATCACCACCGTCATTTATCGGCGCGTGATGCAGAGGTTAGGGCTGTGCTGGCGCTGTTTGGAAAGAAAAGCAAAGCCGGAAAAGGTGACGCCCAAGGAGTGCAGTCCCCGGGCGTCGGTGCATTAACAAATCGTGTGGAGTGATTAACGCATGAACAGTCTACTCATAAAAGCTGGCGTTCCGCAAATCCGCTGTGTGGCGACAGGCGGTGTCGCTGGCTCTCTTTCGTATGAAGTGATGATAGATAACCGCTGGATCCCGTGCAACTACCAGTTCGCGGCGTGGTGGGTAGGTTACGTCCGCCAGAGCAGCCAGAAGGTGACGGCATGTCTGAAGAAATCCAGAAGCTGGACCGGCGTTACAAGGATTGGCGGGGCGTTGTGGTACACGTCGTGGGCTTCGACAGAGCAGGGGATCGCGTCATCTTCATGCGCGCCGGTTACCCGCATGAGTGCGCCCAGCCTACTGAACAATTCCAGCGAAAATTCACGAGGGTTTTATGAGCGTTAAATTATCCGCATATGTCTGGGATGGTTGCGCTGCTGCCGGTTTAAAAATATCGGCGGTGGCCATCATGGCGCGCCTCGCTGACTTCAGTTCTGACGAAGGCCTGTGCTGGCCGTCGATCACCACCATTGCCCGCCAATTGGGTGCAGGCGAAAGCACCGTGCGCACTACGCTGGGCAAACTTGAGGCTGACGGTTGGATCACCAGCACCCAGCGCCGCAAGGGAAACCGCAACACATCGAACATGTATCAGCTGAATATCGCCAAGCTTCGTGCTGCTGCTGCTGAACCGTCAGATTCTGACACATCAAAATCTGACGCATCAAATTCTGACCGGTCAAAATCCGACGCATCAAAATCGAGCATGAATACCGGTTTTCACCCGCCAGAATCTGGGGGG